CCAACTTTGTTCTTGGTGCCTTTTGTACGCACTCCAGGAAACGCTGAAAAAACATTGTCAGACGAATCGCCTCGCATGCACTTCTCAAAAAGTAACCATTCTGGGTCCGGCACCGTTTTAGGTTCCTTAGTCTTCTTGTCGATGACTTGTTTGCCTTTAGCATCAAAAATTCCTTCTACTGTGTGTAATTCGTCGGTAATTCCGTTGTACTGCTTGACATTTTTTGCTAATAATTGAACAAAGTCAGTATCACTGCTGATAATAACATGTTCGTCTTGTGGATGTAACGCTATCCAACGAGCTATAATATCATCGCCCTCTGCTGTTGGGCATTGTATCACGCTACAATTGGTCTTTTCAGACAAGTATTTAGTCAAGGAATCATAGGTTTCCCAGAACATCTTATCTTCTTCTACTTCTGCTTCGGTAAGAGCTTGTCTAGCCACAGTACGATTGGCTTTGTATGGTTTATAAAAGTCTTTGCGCCAACTGCGCCCTTCTAAGGCAAAAACCACATGGTCCGCTTCAAACCTGCGGGCCATTTTATTGGCAGCCATTAAAGTAACATGGAGGGCAAATCCTACTTTTTCCCAAGTATCACTGGCACGGAATGCTCCATGTCTAGCACGAAAAAAAAGATTAGCGGTATCTATAAGAACATATTTCATACAACTAGTATAGCAGGGTTTGTATTAAATGTCAAATGAAATTGTTGGTAATAACATAATTTAATAAAAAACGATGCCAAACGACATGTCCGTCCTTGCCAAAATGTTTAGAATTTGGGCTAACTGTTTCCAAATTACTTGATTGAAGTTTTCCTTCGTAAGTATCATTAATATAATTATTATCCCAGTCAAATTGATTACTGACAGTTTGGCTACTATTAAAAAATATATGCTTAATCTTTTGTTTATTCAGCTTTTGATGTAATTTCCAAATTTTCTTTTCGTCTTCTAGTTGAGCAGGCCATTGGATGATAATCAAATCAGCACTACTTTTTTCCTTAAGCCATTTGTTGGTAGCTTTTAAAATTTTATCAACGGTATTGTCAGAAAATGCTTCGCAATGAAATCCGGCTCGTAATGATAAACTTAATAGTTTACCCCAACTTATCGCTAAGTTTTCAGGATGTGGCAATGTGCGTAAATGTACAAATCTTGGATCTTCACCGGCTACAATATATTGATTACTTGCTTCTGCGGCAGTCGTATGGCTATCGCCATTTATGTATAAAATCATTTTGTTTGTGTATACGGGTCGGTTAATTTATCACTAGTATTTGATGTGCTAGATTTAGTGCTTAATGCTTTAAATGTCTCTGCCTCTACTACTCGTTTGCGTAGACTGCTGGAACTGAAACTATGATCCCGTCCGTTGAATATACATTCGATGCCACGATGCCAACATTCTTGTTTACCAGTATATTCTTTATCTTCATACTCAACTCCTAACACACGAATATCAATAGGTAGTATTAATAACAAGTCAATTAGGTCTTGTTCTGTTTGGTAAACAACCACTTCATCAACATAGCGACATGCTGCTAACTGTATTTGGCGCTCTACAATACTTTGTACAGGTTTGTTTTTTGTATCTGGTCGGTCAATAGTAGGATCTGTTTGTAATCCGCAAATTAAATAATCGCAATGATTTTTTGCTTCGGCAAGCATGGCAATATGCCCTGCGTGCAACATATCAAATGTACTAAAGGTAATACCAATTTTTTTACCTTCTTCTGTAAGTCTGCGAACATGATTAAATATCAACTTACTTCACTCCTGCCATCGCCAACATCTCTGGTTTTAACAACACGATTGTTCATAGCTTCGTATTGTTCAGCAGTTTCTAATACCACATTACGGCATACTGCTGTAAACCAACGGTCAATAATATCAGCATCGGTATCTTTAGGATTCATCATATAACCATGCCGTACTAAATCAGCAATCATCTTGTCGTTCCAATCAAATTCAAATGCGCCATTATTGATATCATTAGGATCAAGTTCCATGCTTAATACTGCAAAATATGCCTCGCCTTTATCAGTAGCAATTTGTTTAGCTGATTTAGTTTGCTCTTGTGCTACTTCGGCAATCTTTTTCTTTTTAAATAAACTTTTTAATTTTTCTAACATATTATATCCCTTTTAACTGCCATACTAAAAACTCTTCTTTAGATAGCCAGTAATTTTCAAAAACTGGCGTACCAGGACCTGTCCAAACAGCTTCGCCGTAATAACCTAGCTCTAACCAAATCCATCTATTACTTACCAAACAGCGACACGGGATCCAAGCAAATGCTAATTTCCATTGTGCTTTTCTAAAGAATGCATCATACCAATCCTGTGTTTCGAATGGAACCGGCAATTAAGTACCCCACTCATTTTTAAACAATGGCACCTGAAGTCTATCGCTATAGCGTAATCCATTTGCCATGGCTAACTCAGCTACACGACGATTGTTTAACGCATACACACTTTCAACACCACCCACTGGCATTAAGTACACCGGGCCTTTAAATCCAGCTGATTGATAAATTTGTGTTACTGTTAATGCTTCTTCAGCATCTTCTTCTGTGGCTACAACAAATTTTAAGTAAGTATAACCTACTTCTTGATAATCACACACAACCTCGGGCTTAATGGCCTCTTCACGCAATTCGCCTGAACAACTTAACTTAGCACTAACAGAGAATGTAACTTGCCTAGGTTTGCCGGCTCCGTCCAACTGCCAATTAATTAAAAACTTTTTAAAATCTTCTGTTAATTTTTGAGTACCATTTGTTTCAAATGTAATCTCACGCAAATTTGACATAAGCGGATGTTTTAATAAGTCTGGATAAGCACGTTGCCAGCCTAGTAACGGCTCTCCGCCAGTAATAACTAAGTGCTCGGTTCCCCACTGACCAAATGGAAGTATTTCCATAATTCTTTCAGCAATAAGATCTGTTTCTAATAAAGGACTTAGGTTTTTAAAGCGTGGATCCCAACTGGCATAGCTATCACATCCTGTACTAACAAGGGGCAATTCTTCATACTTATTAAACATATGAACAACTTCAGCAATGTCCTCTACCTCTGTGCTGAGTTGACCTTTAGGCATACCAAAGCCGGAACAGCGGAAGTTGCAGCCGAAAGTTCTGAGGAAGATTGACGGAACCCCCATATATCTACCCTCTCCCTGAATACTATAAAATAGTTCTGCTATTTTTAATTTGCTCATTTATTACTCCACCAATTTTCCCATGGAAAGACGATCCATTGATCTTCTTCAGCTTTGTTTATTGTAACACTAGAATAAGAAATGTCAAGCTCTGATTGGCTTGATTCATTATCATACAATACCGCTACACGAACATTCTTACCCCAAATATCATTTAACCAACGCTCGTCGGTTGACAAGCAGCTACTTTGCCAATCTTGTTTAATATAATTTAATGTGGCGCCAGTATCATTGATATCATCGACAATAAGAATTTTTTTGCCGTTATTTTCATTATCACCAAAAGCATCTTCTGCCATCCATAAGTTACTTTCGGGTTGACTAGTGTCATCTCGCAGGCTTACTTTAAGAGTTTCCATTGGGATATTTAAATATTGACTAATAAGATTAGCTGGCACTAACCCACCGCGAGTAAGCCCAACTACATAATCTGGGAGCCAAGCATCCTGTTGAATTTGGCGCAAAATTTCTTGACAATAACCTTCAACATCCTGCCAAGTTAAAAATACTTTTTTCATTGTGTTCCTATAGAGTAGTGTATTTAGATATTATACACTATCTATAGGAAATTTGTCAACTGAGGATTTGCCGAATGCCGTCTTCAAAACTCATAGGAGCATAATCGGGCATAATAGAACGCAATTTGCTAATGTCTGGACGACGATTAGCTACAGAACCAGGCATACTAGGCAACTGTTCAAATTGAGCATCTGGGTGACCCATTACTGTAGCAATAACTTTAACAGCTTCGCCAATTGATATTTCGCGGTCGTTTCCCACATTGACTAATTCACGATTACAATTTTCGGCTACATAGATACTAGCACGGATAGCATCACTAACATGACAGAATGAACGAGTTTCTTGTGCGCCAATTACAGAGAAGGTACCGTTTTTAATCTTATTAATTTGATCGCCTAAGAAATGGCCTTGTTTACTATTTTCACCGTAAACATTAAAATAACGAATCATAACATACGGAAGTTCTGAATTAGCCAAATAGTTTTCACTAGTAATCTTAGCCAAACGATAACTCCAGCGAGCGTTGTGAATATCTTTGATGTAGACATCTGCGTTTTCTGAAACAGGGCTTGTAGGATCATCTGCTACAATCTCACTGCTTGACGCATATACTAAACGCTTTAAATTTGTTTGCTTACGAGCAAACTCAAAAATATTAATATCAGAGATAAAGTTATTAGTTAGTACCTTGTTAGGCATTTTGTAAAAGTTAGTAGTACCGTTAATAGCACCATAGTGATAGATATAATCAAAATCTGTTGGTAGCTCTACATATCCTGTAAAAGCATCATTATTTAACAAATCCATTTTTACCCAATGGTCGCAAGGAGGAATTGTAGTACTACGACTATGATTATCTACTGCCCAAACTTCGTGACCAGCATCTTTTAATTGCTTACAAAATTCTGTACCTAATAATCCGCTAGCACCAGTAATTAAAATTTTAGCCATTCGCAATCCTATCATTGTCATCTAAGGTAGCTTGGATCAAATCAAATTTTAGATCAAGTTGTTGTAGTAATCTGTTCAATGCTTTGGTATCTTTAGGTAAACAATGTCCTCCAAATTCACGGAACTTTTCGTTGACTAACAAGTAATGTGGATTGATACAGTCGCGCTTTATAATAGCTCCGTAGATAGAATTATAATTTGCGCCAACCTTTTGACATATCTCATAGATAATGTTAGCAAAAGTAATCTGTACAGAGTGATTGACATTGTTGAAATATTTGATAACTTCGGCTTCGATCGGCGTTACTTTAACTACATTGCGTGGGATGAAGCCATGTATCTCTTTGACTAGCTCAAAGTCTTCATCGCGATAACTACCAATTACCAATACATCGTGATTGTAAATGAAATCAGCTAATGCAGTCTTAGCACGGAGGAATTCAGGAACGCAAGCCAATTTTAGATTTGGATGCTTTTCCTGTTGACGATCAGTAGTTCCAGGAACCGAAGTGCTTTTGATACAGACGAGACCTTTATAATTAGCATCATCTAATTCCTGTATCACGCGGTCAATAATACTAGTATCGCAGTCGCCTTCTGGTGTGCTGTCTGTAGGAACACTGATAAAAATACATGCTGTATCTAACACATCCTCCAATTTAGATCCTTCAAACTTAGGATCAAAAAAGCTCATGGCATGTCCTTGGCCTTCCAGCCCGTCATATACAGCAGCTCCTACTGTACCTTTTCCAATTACGCCTACTTTCATATTAATCCTTTCGTTTATAATCTATATCTATGTATCTAGATTCGGTCATAGCACATAAATTTTTAATCTCTATCGCTACATCGATTGGCTCTAGACATATATCTGGATTTGGGTGTACTCTAAAAGCTGTCATTTTAGTATGAACGTGTACAGGATTAATTAATCCTAATTTTAAATTTTCACTAACAAATTCACTAGCACCCTGCCACATATTAAATAGTGCGGCTTTGCTAGCGGCATACAAAATAAAATTACGTCGACCGTGATTATAACAACTAGATCCTAGCATAATAAACTTTACCGGTTTACTAGGAGGCGTGTCAATGTAATGTTTAATCACGGACCAATTACTTTTTAAATTAACATCAAATGTTGTGTCGTAGTCGGCATCGGCATTTTCTTTAAATACGCCAGCGCAATTAATGACAACATCTGGTTCAGCTATAGTAAGTGCCATATGAATACGCAACTCGCTAGTGGGATCAGCTAAATCAACAATCTTACGGTCAACTGCTACAATATGATACTCATCTTGTAATAATTCCATTGCTGATTTAGCAATGTCGCTATTGGCGCCAATAATCAATGCTGTCTTCAAAATGGTCCTTTGAATTCAACAGATTTAAGTTCTTCTTTAAGTTCAGGTATCCATCCTTGTGCCGATCCTTTAACTAAATCATTGGCAGCCGCAGCTATATTCTGTGCGTTAGGATAGAAGTGATCTTCTAATGTAGGTGTTGTGGGGCACGGTGTAGGAGCAAATCCCATACGCTTGGCTTGCCATGATATATCTCCCATGCGCTCTTGTAGACTAGCTACAATTTCTGCTCCAGCACCGCATTGTGTCCAGGCATTATCGACTACTATGAGTTTTTTGGTTTTGCGTACACTCTTTTCGATAGTGTCTAAGTCTAATGGATTTAACCAGATAGGATCAATCACTTCTGCGCTGATACCTATGTCAGCAAGATAATTCTGGGCTCGCATACATTCTAGTTGTTGATAACTAATACCGACTAAAGTGACGTCTTTGCCCGTAGCTGTAACACGGGCCTGTCCTGGCTCTACTAAAAGTTCGCCTTCTGGAACATAGCCAGTACTATAATACAACATTCTATGCTCTACTATGATCACAGGATTGTTATCACGCACAGCATATTCTAAACAACCTTTAGCATCATATGGAGTACTTGGCGCACAAATTTTAATACCAGGTATGTTCATAAACAAAGGATATAGACTTTGGGTATGTTGTGCGCCATTACCCCAGCTCTTGCCGATAAGCATACGCACCACCAACGGAGCATTTTGTACACCGCCTGACATAGCATGAGTCTTGGCTGCCACATTGATCAGTTGATTCATTGCCAACGCAGAAAAATCCATACGATAATGATTATGTATAGGACGGTAACCAGCCAATGACATACCTACGGCTACACCAGTCATAGCATCTTCTGCTAATGGTGTGCCAAAACAACGATTAGCACCAAATTTTTCTGTGAGTCCTTTAGTAGTGCCAAAGGTTCCTTTAGGATCGTCCACATCAAGACCAAACATTACGACCTTTTCATCCCGTGCCATTTCTATTTCAGTAGCTTCGCGAATCGCGTCTACATAATTTAATTTACGATCATTTGTAGACATATTTTAATAATTCCTCTTTTTGTGGAAACTGACTGCTTTCAGCAAATTGTATTGCTTGATCGATTTCATTTTCAATCTCTTGATCGATTTCAGATTTAACTTGTTGGTCAAGCAAACTGCCTAATCTTTCTATTTCATCTTGTTCACGGAATGGTGTTACTTCATCCTCGGATCTATATCCTAATTTGAAATCTTCGTTAGGACCAACATGCTCTAACCAACGACTAGCTACAACTTCTAGAAACTGTGGGCCTTGGCCATCGCGGATTTTTTCTATTAGCTCACCTGCTATATTATAGATAGTTTCTGTATTATATTGATCGATAAGCGTAGCAGGAACTCCGTTAGCTTCAGCACGGCCACAGATATCTAGTGAAGCCTGTCGTTGACTACGCTTAGTATGGATAGCTAACTCGTTATTTTCGCAGACAAATAGTATTGGCAATTTATGTAGTGCGGCAAAGTTCCAGCTTTCGGAAGTGACACCTTCTTCGGTAGCACCGTCTCCGCAGAAACTTACGACTACTTGTTTGCTATTCTGTAATTTAAGAGCATAGGCATAGCCCACTGCGTTAGGAATGCTAGAAGCTACAATGGCTGTTGTAGACATAACACCGTGTTCTAGGCTTACCAAATGCATACTACCGCCCCAGCCTTTAGCACATCCGGTGATCTTCCCAAATAATTCGGCCATCATTGAATTAAGATCACCACCTTTGGCAAGATATAATGGATGGCTACGATAGTAACCAAATACGATATCATTTTTTTCTAGATTTTCGCATATACCTACTTGTATGGCTTCGTGTCCAATTCCTAAGTGTACTGGACTTTTAATTTTATCTGTAGGATAGATTTTTGCAATTACTTCTTCGGCCCGTCTAATTCTTTTGATTGCTTTGTATAATTTAGTAATATTCAATTTTAGCTCGTAAATTTATTAACGTCATTTGCTTTTAATTTCACCCAGGGATCTTGTTTACCTAGTTTAACATTTTGCCAGAAAGTAAGATCGACGCCTTTAGATTCTAAATGTTTAGAGATAGTTTCAGCATCCATCAATCTGCCATTTACAAAAGAACTGTGGGATATATCTCGTGGATTTGATGGATTACCTTCGCGGAGTTCGCGATTTTTAAAAGTGCTATCGTTGTTATTTCCAGTTAAATCATTTCTGTCATGAGTCGCATAGATATCTACAATCTGCATAATATCAAGCATATATGCTATCATACTAAGCTCGGCATCAATCATCTGATGTCTAGCTACAAAACCAAAAAGGTCATACCACTCTTTTGGGTAGATAGGGAAGATTGAATATGGATGTTCGTTGTGTACATGGATTTTAAGTAATTTGAATTCACCTGTATACTTTTGAATGATACGATCCCACCCAGTTGTTTCCATTAGAGCATCATCGTTCCAAGCAAAAAGCCAATCAGCTGATGTCTCGGCGGCCATGCCATTGTAGTAACCATTTAGTTCAGCATACCCTAACGGTTCAAATTGCATTACAGTATAGTGTACACCTTTTTCATCCATCCACGGTTGGATAGTTTCGTTAAAATAATTTAATCCAACTTCATCATCGTTATCAAATGCCAGCATAATCTGGACATCGTCTATATTAACTACTCTATTGATAAGACTAATAATACTGAGTTTGAGTGGTGTAGTTCTAGCTCTTGTAGGTAGTAGAACTGCTATTTTGTAATCATTTTTAGTTTTGGCCATCATTATCCTTTGTACAGTTAGAACTATTTACTAGATAATATAGGTACTTAATAATTTCTTAGTCTTCGTAGATTGTGGACCATTTAGCTAGTTTTTTGCTCTTGTTCAATTTAGCTTCTTGTAGTTCTGATACAGTAAAAAGTTGATAAGCCTGTAGCAATTCAATTAAAAGTGATACATCGCCTAGTTCTTTCACTAGATCTTCGCGTTTTTCTTCTAATCCAAAACGTCTGGCTTTGCTAACCATCTGCACTACTTCACCACATTCTTCTTGTAGCAAATCTAATATTTCATTTATCTTTTTTTGTTCACGCATATTCAACCCTCATAGATAGCAGAATTGGCGCCGTGTTCGGCACACTCTGCTCTTACACAATAACAGCGATTATTACTTGCTTCTCGGATTAACGCATCAGCAAAATTAAAGGCATGTTCGGCAAACTTCTCTGCTCCAACTCCATCAAAGATTCTAATCTCAGCCAAGTCTAATTCTTCTAATTCTTGGAACTTAGCCAAGTGTGGATCTGCTCGATCCAAAGCCAGCTTGTGATCAAAATTATCTTCTAACCAGGCCTTGAGTTTCTTGAGCCCACCAAAATCTACTGCCCAGTTTTTATCATCTAATTTATCGCATCCAAAAGTAAATGTGAATGCTAGACTGTAGCCATGAAGTAAGTGACAGTGGCTATGATCGGCATTAGGTTGACGGAATACCGCACTTAATCCAATGTTGTGTCCGTAGTGTTTTGTTGAATAATACTTTGCCATTTATTTCTCCTATGTTAAATTATAGCATAGATGGCAGAGTTTGTAAAGCGGGATGACACCAAAAGACCGCTGTGTTTATTTACTCTCGCTGACTTTTCAACCAAACATTCACTCGTTGTTCGGCTTCCTCTTGGTCAATGGCTGGTACTGTGATCTCTACCTGCTCGCCCATGACATGATTTAAATTGTAAGGGATTGGTTTACCACAGAACACAATATCTTCCATGTCACGGAATACCGCAAACTCTTGTAAATTTTTTGCTCGTTCAATAGCCTGATTGGCTAGAATGCTTACATTATTCATTTTACTTTCCTTTATCTGTTATGCAAAAACTTCTTCTTTCAAATATCTCTTTAGTTCTTTATCTGTTGGTTCTACGGCATAGTTGTTCTTGAAAAAGATTTCGTAACTGTCTGACCCGTATTTGCCAATGCCATACAGTTTGGTAGCATCATCGAAATCCCAACGCCCAAAATCATAGCTCATTTCAACTAATCTTTTGTATCGCACATTGACCATGCCCAGGCTCCAGATCACATCCTTGACCTCTTGTTCCTGTGCCCGTACAAATTTGCTCGGGCTAGACCAATAGTGCATAAAGATAGGGAACACAGTTTTTACAGGCTTACGACCCGTCTGGTTCAGCATGATAACAGCCACCATGTGCTGCCACGCAGCAATCCTAAACTTTCCTTTATCGATTGCGGGCAACTGTTGTTGAACCATTAGATCATCTCTTAAAGGTTGTATCATTTTTTAAGGCCAACAATGATATCTTCAATCAGCAAGATAGCTATTAAGCAAAAAAATATTAATCCTGCGATGCTATGCCAATCCACAATCGTTTCTAGCATTATTTTACTCTTATGAAAAAAGATATTCTATAAAAGCAATAATCATTATCCACCATACATAAATTTCGTGTAAAAATTCATTAATCATCTTGGGGCAAAGTCCTGTTGTAATTTAATATTATCCATAAACTCTTTCTTAGTACCAGCGTCTGTTGTAAAGGCGCCTTTAAGTACTGTAGTCTGAGTTAATGAGCTATGTGCCATGATACCGCGATTTTCACAGCAACCATGCGTAGCTTGTATGTAAACTCCTACATCATTACTACCTGTGGCTCGCATGATTTCTTTTGCGATATCGTTACACAATTCTTCCTGTAATGTGCCACGGCGAGCACACCATTGAGCAATACGAGTATACTTACTGAGACCAATAAGTTTTTGTGCTGCTATGATTCCTATGTAGGCAACACCAGTGACAGGCTGATGGTGATGACTACACATACTACGCAACTCGCTGCGTACAACCAACATACCTTCATATCTATCCTCGCTATTATTTGGAAATGCTGTACAGTCTGGCGCAGGGTCATAGCGTCCAGCCATAATTTCGTTAAAATACATCTTAGCCAGTCGCCGGGCTGTGCCGTGACTATTAGGATCATACGCACGATCAATTAATAAAGTGTCTAATACTTTTTCAAATGCTTCAGTTGCTTCGTTGATAAGTTGTTTTTTATCTTGTTCGTTAACATATTCGCTAATGTTATCTCCAGCCCAGAAGCGTTTCTTATCTGCAATCATGCGCTCGCGAATTACTACGCTCAATGGACGACCTGCGTTAGGGTCTATAACGGCATCTTCGTATCCAGGATGATACGGGGCTTCTTCTACTAGTTTACTAGCATTTTTTCTATCTTCAGTTGTAAATGATGTCATGTTAAGTCTGTCTCTTCTTAAAATATCAGGCGGTGTTGGATTCCCCATTAGTTTCCTCTTTTAATACTTCCATTATTTCTTGTTGCTCTTTAGCTTTAATACCATTTACATCATATTTTTCAAATCTATATCCATACTTCATTGACGGCATCAACGCAATTTTTTCAAACATATCCATTTGCTCATTAGTAACACTATAGATATGCCCACGGACTTCTAAATTTTCAGTTTCTGCGTTAGCAAGTTTTGAATCTCGTTTAGAAGTTCCATTAAGCGTAGAACGCCAGTTATAGTATTCTTTGTCAATACTATTAATAAAACCTTCTAACTTAGGATCATCTTTTTTAATCGCCCAAACAATATACAAATTGTCAGATTCGTATAAACGAGTGTGTTCTTCTTTATTAGAAGTCATGCGTTCAAATTGTTCGTCGAGTGTCATACAGTTATTATATAGGTTATTTAGGTCTAAGTCAAAGGTTATGTTATATTTTTCAATAGATTAGTAGCCGAAAAGAACTCTTTAGACAAAGTTTCAGCTTGTTGTTTGATCCACGGAACCCTAGTTTCGTATGTTTCGATATCTTCTATAATAGTATTGCAAAGCTCAGACCGATATGTATCGTATGTTTGATAATTTTCAGTCCATATACTTGGATACTTAAAATGATCTTGATACATTTCACTGTATGATAATCGATCTGGGACCATTGGTATAGCATCTAATAATGCACCTTCGTAACAACTAATGCCTAGCGTTTCTTGTAAGTTAGCACTAAACACAATTTTAGCTTGGCCTAACAATGTATGATATTCATGTTTAGTTAATTCTTTTTCCTGACAAACAACGAATTCATATTGTGGCAATCTGCTTGCTAGATCTTGAAAAATATCTACTTGTTTTTCTGGAGCGATTCTATGTGGGAATAGTATTAAGTCACGCTTTTGTAAATTTTTATATGGCGCTAATTCATCTACCATATACTCCATTGGCCATCCTGTTTGTGTCACATAAGGATTGGTGCCGTCATCGTAAGTA